GTTCGGCCTTGCCGTCGGCGAGCGCCTTGCCGCGCCGTTCGAGCGCTCCGGACAGTTGCGATTGGAGCTGTTCCACCAGCTCTTCCTCACGCCTGAACCGGACCCGCCAGGGTTCCTCGGTCACAGCAGAGAGACTATCACGGGGGGCCGTTATAGTCACGCGTTCTCCTTCGGCTGCAGCCGAGCCAGGGTGAGGAAGTCCCGCTCCCCGTAGACGCATTGGCACCACGGGCAGACGAGCCGCGTCTCCCCAGGCAGATGCCGGATCGTCGCCCCACACACCACCCCAGAGACGTCGACCGCCACGCACTGCCCGATCCGCCGGCCACGCTCCCGGGTGGCGCCCACGATGGAGAGCGCCGCCCCCTCCAGGTCGCGTACCTCGCGAGCCAGATCGCCTGCCGCCGGGTACGCCGTGGTGATCCACTCCAGGTTCGCGCCCAGGGACCGTGCGGCCTGCCGGACACGGTGCTCCATACCGCCCTCGACTGTGGGCTGCCCCCAGCCACGACACGCCTGGACATCGGACAGCCACGACTCCAGCACGAGAGTGATCCCCCCGTACCGAAGGTCGAGGACCGCCTCATTCACGGGCAAGGAGCTGGATCCGCGCCCACTGGAGGGGCGTTCACCACCCCCGTGGACTCCCGGAGCCAGGAACCCTTCGAGAGCCGCGTACAGCCGCGGCATACGGTCCAAACGCTCCGCCAGGGCGAGCGTGTCACCCGGGCAGAGGTAGCCGGCCTCCAGGTCGCGGTCGCAGAGTCCGCATGCCGCGGTCACAGCATGCCCTCCCGTCGGGCAGCGTCTCCGAAGCGGTCCACGGCGGTGCGCAGGTCCAACTCGAAGCCGCGGGCGGACGCTTCGAGCAGCTCGGCCGGATGTGGCTCGACCGAGACGTCTTGCGTGCGCAGATCTGCGCGAGTTGATGTAGGCGGAGAGTTACCGCGCCGGGCGGCGGCGCGGCAGCCACGCCAGCCGAGGAAGGCGTTCAGCCCGTTCACCAACTGCGCACCCATGACCAGGCCACAGATCAGGGCCTGGATCTCGTTCGGTGTCATCGGAGATCCCTTGATCAGAATGGGGGCTGGTCGCTGTAGCCGGTGCCCGGCGCGGCGGGCTGCTGGTTGCCCCAGCCGCCGTTCTGCTGCTGGCCGTTCGCGGGTCGGCCGTTCGACCACGGGTCGACTGATTCATTTCCCTGGGCGGATGAATCAGTAGCGCGCCCGCCGCCCGCCGGGTTCTTGGTGACCTTGGCGGTGGCGCGGGCGAGAGTCGGCCCGACCTCGTCGACGTCCAACTCGTACACGGTCCGCTTCACGCCCTGCCCGTCCTCGTAGGACCGCTGCTTGAGGCGGCCCTGGACGATGACCCGGACGCCCTTGGCGAGGGACTCGGCGACGTTCTCGGCGGCCTGACGCCACACCGAGCAGGTGAGGAACAGGCTGTCGCCGTCCTTCCACTCGTTGGCCTCGCGGTTGAAGACGCGCGGGGTGGACGCGATGCGGAACTTGGCGACCGCCACGCCAGCCGGGGTGAAGCGGAGTTCGGGATCATCGACCAGGTTGCCGACGACGGTGATGACGGTCTCGCCTGCCATGGCGGGGCTCCTTCTGGGGCGAGGTGTCTCAAGTTGAGACACCTGGGATGCTGGACGGGTGGCCGGCCCGATTCCCGCGGGCCGGCCGTTGTCGTGCGGGTCAGTCGTTGATGTCGTTCAGCTCACGGAGGATGCCGCCGGCGGTCTCCTCGGGAAGGGCCTTGACGTGGGCCCCATACCCGGTGATCAGTGCGGGACCGGAGAGGCTGTTGGTGAAGCCGTACCGGTTGACGAGAGCGTCGATGAGCGCGTTGTAGCCCCAGCGCCCGTGGCCCTCTTCGTCGACCCAGACGACCACGCCTTCAGCGAGATCGAACGCCTCGATGGTGGTGCAGCGGAGGACGGCGGCGGCGTACTCCGCGAAGTGCTCGCGGTTGGCCGGCAAGTCGAGAGTGATGATCGTCCCGTCCTCGATGACGAGGATGGCGTCAGCGTGCTTCACGGGGTTCTCCTTCGGGTTGGCCGGCCGTCGGGTGACGGCCGGCTGGTTGTGGGTCAGATGACCCGGCCGCCGTGGTGCTCGGGCAGCAGCATGGACAGCGGCTGCCGACGGAGCCGTTCGATCGCCGGGGTGGTGCGCCCGTCGGCGATCGCAATCCGCTGCGCATCCGAAGCCCGACGCATCCGGCCCCAGACGGCAGACAGCGGGAGGTTCGTAACGGCAACGAGGTATCCCGTCTCCTCCCAGAGGCCGCCTCGAATGCAGTGGGGATACCTGTGCAGAACGTCGCCAGGTTTGTTCGAGGCGTCACCATGGCGGTGCCAGCCGGCACACCGGGGGCACCAGGCGAATACCTGTGTGAAGGCGGCAGGCTCGCCAGGCCTCTTCCCGAGGAAGCCGTACAGGGTTGGCGCGTTGAGCCGGGCGCACGTCATGCAGTCTCCGCAGAAGCAGGTGCCGGGCTGGTGGGGCATGAGGTTCCTTTCTTTATCGGCGAGGTTGATGGTGTGTGTCCGTCCCCACCCCCCTAAAGGGGTGTGGGACGAACACACACAAGTGCGTCCGGGACTCACTGGGACGCACTGGGACGCGCTAGGGGTTTCGGGGCATTTCCGCAGGTCAGGGGCCGTGAGAGCGCGTCCCGTGACAGGCCATCAGATGTAGGCTGCACCGGTTTCCAAGATCGGGACGCACTTACAGCCCCCTTGACCTGCGGAAATGTCGCCCGGCGCAAGACTGACGATCCGTCACGGGACGCACTGGGACGCACACGAACCCTCACTGCTCGACACCCCCCGCCCCGGCCAGAGCGTGCAGCATGGCCCCCTTCGGCCCCGCCGTTGCCACGACCTCGCCCGCCTGCACGAGACGCGCCAGCGCCCGTCGGGTCACCGACGCCCTGCCAGGCACGAGATCTTCGATCGTGCGGCCGCTCAAAGGCCCCGGCGCCTGCCTCAACGTGGCGAGCACCTTCGGCTTCCGGGCTTCGGTATCTGCCTCCTGCTTGGCGTCTGCCTCCTGATCGGCTTTCGCCTCCTCCTCCGTCTGCCGCTCGATCGGCGCGTAGAGCAGCGCCTCGACGGGTCCCGGTCCTGTGGCGTCTACGACCAGATCGGCGAACCAGAACAGCCCGGACTCGTGCGGCAACGCCTCCTTGCGGAGCTGGCCCGGCCGGTCCTTCGCGATCCTGATCCGGGAACGGCCTTTCACCCCGATACCGAACGGCTGGACGTTCTCCATCAGGTACATCACGCCGTTGAGACCGTTGAGCTTGTGGACGCCGCCGATCGCGTAACGGCCCCGGTTGTCGGTCGACTTCACAACGTGGTCGAGTGTCACGACCGCCGGGCCCGCATCTTGGAGAGGACGCAGCACCTTCCGGCCAAAGACCGCGACGTCCTTGTTGTCGTTGATGTTGAGCCCGTGCAGCGACATGCCCTCGGTGACACCATCCACCACAGCCAGCGAGGGCCGCAGGGCCAGGATCTCGGCGAGGTCGACCATGTCCGCAAGGCCGAGCGGCTCCTCGGGGCGGACGTAGTGAAATCGCTCCAGCAGAGCGTCAGCGTCCGCGCCCATCGCCAGGAGTCGCCCGACGACACCCGCGGCCTCATCCTCGAAGTCGAGGAAGAGAACATGGTTGCCGCGGTTCAACTCCTGGATGGCGAGGATCATCGCGAACCAGGTCTTGCCCGCCTCGGACTCCGCAGCGACGGTGCTCATGCGCCCCGGGTAGAGCACACCCACCCCGTCGGCGCGCGCCCCCACAGTGGGCGTCGCGGGCTTGTGCGAGCCGTCTACAAATGTAGCCAGGTCTTGCCCGCGCCAGGATCTGCGACCGCCCTGGGTAGCCTCCTCGCCCCGCTCGTCTGGCTGGTAGCTGCTGGGCAGGATCAGCCCGACAGCACCACCCTTCGGGGACGCGTGGGGAAGCCACAGCGGTTCGTCGCTCACGCACGCACCGCCGGGTCCTCCGGGTGCGGAACCGGGGCCCACACCTGCACGAACTCGGCGTCCTTGTGTCCGGCGGCGAAGTGGTCGGCCGCGTCCTTCCCGGTCTTCGCCTGCACCACGTAGACGGTCCGGGCCAGGCCGCGCAGGGACTCGACGACAGCACGCGCGTGCTTCTCACCCTGCTCGTCCCGGTCGGCGACGATGGTGACGTCCGCACCCTCCATGAATGCCGCGTGCTCGGCGGTCCACTTCCCCGCGCCGGCCGCGTTGCAGGTGGCGGGCAGCCCGTGGTCGATGAGTGCGTGGACGTCCTTCTCGCCCTCGGCGATCCAGATGACGCGGTCCGCTTCCTTCGCGGCCAGCAGCTCGGGGAGCCGGTACGGGACCAGGGGCACGAGCCGGTTGCCCTCCTTGTCGTTGAGGGACCAGCGCCGTCCAGAGCGGGTGCTGTTGTCGGGACGCCACTGGGCGAAGCACTTGTGGTCGCACCGGGTCACGCCGTGGATGACCGCCTTGTTCTCGTTGCGGTAGACGTACTGGGCGACACGCTTGTGGCCGCGGTCCTGGCAGGGGATCCACATGTCGTCGGCGGGCCGGTCGTGCGCCCGCTCCAGTGGCTCGTCGAACAGGTCGGCTTCGGTCCATCCGATCGCCGTGAGGAACTCGGCGTTGCCGTCGCACTTGTGGCAGTGGATGACGACGCCGCCGTTGTTCCCGCGCCGGATGGCCACGGTGCCCGGGGAGTCCCCGTCATGGCAGATACCGCGGGTGCGGAGGGCTCCGCCCTGGTAGCGGGTGGGCTCGCCCCGGTCGCGCAGGAGGTCGGCGAGCTTGTTAAAGGCGATCCCGTCGGTGGTCACGCGGCCACCTCCGGGAAGTAGTACGTGCCTGTCGGTCGTCCGACGCACCGGGAGCGTCGGGGGCAGACGCGTGGTGCGGAGGCGAGGCCGGCGGAGTGGACGTGCTGGCTGTCGCAGAACGGGCAGTCGACGACGAGCAGTACGCGATGCTCGCCGTCCTTGAACTGGGTGTCCCGGTAGGCGACGAGGCGGGCCGCGGCGGCGGCCATGCCGAGAGCAGACGGCGGCGACTGGATCGGCGCCTCGTCCTGCTCGGTGTCCTCCCCGAAGATCGGGAGGACGGTGGTGGTGCTGTTCACGAACGTGCTCTCTTCTACGAGCGGGGCCAGTGGTGTTCGTGAGTGCGCAAGCAGCCCCGAGCCAGGGGGGATTGGCCCGGGGCCGCGTCTGCGCTCCCGGGATCAGCCGGGAGTTCGGATGTTCAGCAGGAACGTCTCGTGCTCGCTGACCATCGACCGGGCCTCGCGCGCTACCTCTCGGCCGAGGTGCTCGGCGAGCAGGTGCCCGGCCGGAACGTGGACCTCGATGGCCTGGGCCGAGAGGTAGAAGACTCCGGCGATGGCGCGCGCCAGCAGCAGGCTGTGGCGGAGCGCGTCCTCGCCGAGGCGGACGATCGCCGTGTGGCAGTCGGTGTTCCGCCGAGTCTGCTGCCGCAGGTCCTCGTGGACCTCGTTCGAGCTGTCGTAGCTGCCGGTGAGGTCGACGGTGACGACGAGGCGGACCTCCGGCACGGGCACCTTGACCGGGGACGGGTCGTGGGGCGGTTGTCCGCCGCCGTCCGGGACGACGGTGAGGGGGACGGGGCTGAGTCCGGCCGGCCACTCGCCGGGGCGGTGATCAGTCATGCGGCTGCCCTCCGCGGGTCGGACTGGAACGCGGCCCTGATCACGGCGCGCTGATGGTCGGTGAAGGGCGGCGCCGCGTCGACGATCGCGTCGATGCGAGCCCAGTACGCGGCGTTCCGCGCGGGGTCGGGGTCGCGTACGGGCCGGTCGGGGCGGGCCGGGCGGCCGGAGGTGTCTCCGGCCGCCACGGGGTTCGTCGGGGGAGTCACTCGCCCGCCTGCTCGCCGAGGTGGGCGCGGAGCTGGTCCAGGACCTCGTGCGCGGTCATGCTGTGCGGCACGAGGACGAGCCCGGACTCGGGCCAGACGATGATCTGTCCGTCGAACTGGTCGTCGGCGCTCGCGTTCGCCCGCGCCAACCGCAGGTTGTTCTCCGCGGCGATCTGGTTGGCCATTGCCTGGAAGATGGCTTCGAGGACGAGGTCGACGTCGTTGGCCTCGATGACCATCTCGCCGAAGGTGTTCAGGCACTTCTCGTACCGGGCGTCCCAGCGTCCGGCGTCCTTCGCGGCCTGCTTGTCGAGCTCGATCTGCGCGAGTGCGCGGGTCACCTGCGGGGACCGGTCGGGCTGGCTCAGCTCGGCCGCCGTCCGGGCGGCGATGGCGGCCGCGACCTCGGGCGTGTAGTGCTCCGGGAGCGCCTTCCGCATGGCCTCGTCGACAGCCTCGGGCAGGGCCTCGATGACCTTTGCCCGGTTCCCGACGAGGCTGCGGTCCGCCGTCTCGTCGGCGGGGGAGTGCTCGGCCGCCGGGGCATGAGACGGGGTCGGCTGTACCGTTGTGCTCATGAGCGTCTCGCTTCTTACTTGTGGGTAGGTGCGGACTCGCTCGACAGAGGCGACCCGGCTGGACCCCGGGTCGCTTCGTCGTTTCCAGTGGCGGTCGCTCCCGACTGGACCTCGGGAGCAGAGCCGCCCTCTTCGGCAATGACCTCATTGATCAAGCAGCCGAGTGCGTCGGTGATCTTCTTGAGCGTCTCGGGGCGCGGTTGCCGCTGGCCGTTCTCGATGCGGCTGAGTGCGGCCCCGCTGATCCCCGCCAGCGCAGCGAACCGGTTCATGCCATGACCCAGCTCGATGCGCCGACGCCGGATCAGGGTTCCGTTCGTCTTCACGCCTCAGACGTTACCCACAATCTGGCGACGATGCCAAGCGTTGACACCAGAAACATTGGTATCGAATCCAGGCAACAGTGCCAGACGGGGTGGACACGAGCGGCGTCTCGCTGCCAGAGTCATACGCTGTTGCCGTTGCCAATCGTTGACAGGAGGGCATGCCGTGGCCGGCGTGACTCAGGACCCAGAAGCGTGGACCAAGCTTGGCCAGGCGTTCCGCGAGAGCAGGGAGGCGAGGGGGAGTAGCCGCAAGGCGTTGGCCGAAATGGCTGGCGTGTCAGAGAAGAGCATTCAGGTCGCGGAAGAGGGGCGGGTTCCCCGAGGTCGCATGCCGCAGTCCCTTGCCAGAATCGCAGGTGCCCTTGGGTGGCCCCCGGGCGCGGTGACTGACATTCTCTCGGGTGCTGAGCCTGGAGTCGTACTCATGCAGCCGAGCCTCTTTGACTCGGTCGAGCGTGACCAGAAAGAGGGGCGTGTCACCCAGCAGGCGGATAGCGCACCGACGATGCCGACGCGGGTTGGATTTCGAGATCTCGAACTGATGGAGTCCTCAATCCTCGCCCAAGACACTTTCATGCGGCAGATGAAGCGTTACCGAAAAAAGCAAGGGGTGTCGCTTGCTGAGGTGGCGCGCTCGATCGCTGAACTGCAAGGCGACCTGCCGCCAGGCGAGTCCCTCGGGGTGGCTGAACTGGAGAAGCTTGAGAACGGCACGCGACTGCCGAAGGGGGCGGAAGGAGAACTCATCGCGAATGCCCTCGGGACAACGGTTGAGTGGCTCCTAGGCTCAACGTTCATGGATGGCGTGCCGGAGTACCTCAAGGAACCGCCCACAGATGAGGAATTGCAGGCCGAGGCTAAAGCCATGGAACAGCGAATGGTCCGCGTCGGCATGCGCGTCAACGGGGCGCGAAATCAATACGCCATGGCACGAGAGAGGGAAGACGAAGCCCGACGCCAAGCTAGCTGGGCGCAAGCGATCCTCGAAAACGCGGCGAGCGAGCAGCGCAAGCTTGAGCAGCAGTATCAATACTTGCTCGGGAGGATCGACTCGATCCGTGCAGCGAAGGGCGAAGATCTGGTTGTCCAGGTGCACCCCGTTTATGGAGACGATTAGGCGTGAGTGGCGCCGCGCTTCCACTCGAACTGCACCGCGTCGTAGTCGAAGTACCCGCCGTCAGGCATCCGCCCCGACCGCGGCTTCACCAGCGTGACGACGAGCGCCGCCCGCAGCACGTTGCGCTTCTGCTCCAGCTCCAGTGCCTTCCACGCCTTCCGCACGTCCGGCGCACCCACCAGGCCGACGAGCGGATCCACCGTCGCCGCGCGCGCCAACTGCCTCGTCACGCCCTCCAACTGGGCGCGGGCCGTGTCGGTGCCCTTCGTGAACTGCACCATGTCGATCTTCCCAGCACCGAACATGCCCGCCAGGTCGGTCATCCGCCGGCGAATCTGCTCACTCTCCGCCTGCAGCCCGGCGACGTCCACATCGTCGGGGCCGGGCAGGAGCAGATCCTCCGCGTCGTCCCGTGACAGCCGCTCGACGATGGTGTCCTCAACGTACTGGTCAACGATCTCCGCACGCCGGCCGCCGCCGTGTCCGGTCGGGCACTTGTAGCTCGGGTACTGCCGTCCGCCGGACTGGGTCACCGTCATTCCGTGGCCGCACCCCTCGCGGCCGCACAGGTACAGCAGCGATCCGACCCACCGAGGCTGTGCGCCACGGTTCGAGACGCGCGAGGGATCGGCCAGGATCGCCACGACGGCCCTGAACTTCTCCTCCGGGACGATCGGCTCCCACAGTCCGCGCCCGACCTCCTCGTCCTTGTACACGGCGATCCCGGCGTTCCTCGGGCGCCTGAGCATCGCCCGCAGATCCGTGTGGCTGATCGCGTTGCCGCGAGGCGTGGTGAGCCCCTTGTCCGCGGCCCACTTCACGCACGAACGGACGGACCCGCCCGACAGCAGCGTGTCCGTCCAGTGCAGGACGGCCGCGGCCTCCTCGGGCATGGGCTTGGTCATGTCGAGGACGGGCACCTCGACTTCCTCGCCCGTCGTCCGGTCGGTCTTCTTCTTCGTCTCGTCGGTGGGCACGCCCCAGCCGAACGGGCGGATCCCGCCGGCCCACTCGCCGGCCATGGCCTTCTGCTGGCGGGCGCGGGCGACGCGGTGGCCCTTGTGCTCGGACTCCTGGCGGGCGACGGCGCCGAGGATCCGTGCGGTCATCCGCCCGGACGGCGTGGCGAGGTCGACGGTCCCGGCCTGCACGGTGTGTGTGGAGACGCCGCGGGTCTCGGACAGGGCGATGTACTTCTCCAGCTCGGTGGGCGAGCGGTGCAGCCGGTCGGTGTGCCAGGCGATGACGACGGTGGCTGTGCCCTCTTCCAGGTCGTCGAGCATCCGCGAGTAGTCCTTGCGCTTTTTCCCGGAGTACGCGGAGACGTCGTTGTCGACGTACACCTCGACGACGTCCCAGCCGTTGCGTTCCGCGAGGGCCTCGCAGTCCTGGCGCTGCCGCTCGACTCCGAGGCCGGCGCCCGTGCGGTCCTGCGAGATCCGGCAGTAGATGACGGCGCGCGTCCGGCTGACAGCCGTCTGGGTGGTCTTCATGTCCTGAGTGTCGCTCAGCAGTGGTGTCACTGTCTCAGGTTCGGGAACCCCAATATGGCTTTGTGCCACCACTCAAAGGATCTTGGCTTGAGCTGCTCCAGAGAGGGGGAAGTTACGCCTCTGACCTGCGGTTTCTCTGTGGATTGCGGCGACGTTCGTGATCGCCTTCGAATCCAAGGTTGGGCACTAAACGGCCCCGGCCGGATCGGCGTCCGGCCGGGGCCCACCCGCTCCCGGCACCGCCGCGCCGGGAACGGGAGCTCAGAAGTTCGTGCGGCTGTACGGGTGGTAGTGCAGCCCGGCGTGCCCCCGAGGGAGGCAGCAGTGCAGGCCGCCGCCGGATTGCTCGGCCCAGCAGTAGTCGGACATGGGGCCGGTGTACCGGGGCAGGGTCTTCTTGCTCACGGGAGCTCTCCGTTCTGCGAGGGTCGCCGGGGCCGCATCGGGCAGCTCGGCCCGCACTCGTACACCTCGACGGACAGGTCGTGTACGCCGCTCATCCCCGTGGCCCGGCCGGCAGACCGGGCGCCGCTCCGAAGGCGGGTGCCGCACCAACAGCAGGCGTGCCCCGAGTGCTGCGCCCCGGTCAACCTGCGGGCGGACGGCGGCCGGGGGGTCCACGTCACCATCGGTCGGCCATCGGGACGAGGCCGCGCTGTTCACGGCACGGCGCACACGCGTACAGCGGGTGCGGTGGTGCGGAGTTCTTCTCGATCGCGTCCACCAGGACCGCGGTCTGCGAGGGCCCCTTGTGCCAGTGACACCACTGGCCGGGCGCCTGCTCTGTGCTGGGTGCCGGGGGATGCGTAGGCTTTGCCATGTCGACTCCAACCAGTCGTCCACGCCCGGGGCCGTTAGCGCGGCCGCCGGGGTTTTCCGTATCCGCAGCGTAGCCCTAGGTAGCTAGGGTAGCTAGGCGTGTCAGGCAATCTCGTCTCGCCGGGTAGGCCTGTCCTGCCTAGCGTCGAGATCATGGACTGGAAGCCGGACATCCCGCGATGGCAGCAGGTGTACGAGATCATCGAGGCGCGCATCGCAGACGGCACGTATGCGCCGGGCGCGCAGCTGCCGGGCGTCCTCGCCCTCCACGCCGAGTTCGGCATCGCGCAGATGACCGCGCGCCGGGTGCTCTCCGAGCTGAGGGACGCCGGCCTGGCGCAGATGCAGCCGGGCATCGGCACGTTCGTGACCGAGCTGCCCAAGCCGTAGGGGTACTCACGATCTGAGTACCCCTGGACGCACGAAAGCGGCCCCGCCCTCCCACGTGGGGAGAGCGAGGCCGCTCGGCTTTCGTTTCGGATTTCGTGTCAGCCGTGGCGCTGGGCCCGCCACATCGCCCGGGTCCCCTGCAGCAACAGGCCGGCGACGGTGAGCAGCAGGACGGTACGGACAAGACGCAGCACGGTGGCCGCGGGCCCGTCGACACCGACCGCCATGATGACGACGGTGTACGCGCCGAGCATGCCGATCGTCACGACGAACGACATCAGATACCAGCCGACTCCCGAGCCGCGCCACGGGGCAAGCCGGTGGTACGTCACGACGAACACCATCGCGCACAGGGCGACGAGCCCTGACACCGCGGTGTTCGCCCACTCCGCGAGGGTCATCTGCCCCCACCCCCCAGCACGGTTGCTCTGATCAGTTCGGCGAAGTGGTTCCGTTCACGGATGCCCCGCCACTGCGCTGCCGCCTCGTCGACGGCGGGACGACGATCTGCTGCCAGCTGGCGGGCAGCCTTCGCCCGCACCAGGGCCGCGTCCGCAGCCTTCTGCCCCTCGGACACCGACGGCTCGTCCTGCTCACGACGGCGGCCCAGCAGGCGCTTGATCCAAGCCAGCATCCGCGGTCACCTCCCCGGCCTGTGGGAGCGCCTTGTAGAAGTGGCCGGCCGTGCGGGCCAGCTCAAGGAGCTCGCCCGCCTGGTCCTGCGCCTCACGCCGCGCCTCCTCGGAGACGCGGTGTGCCTCGCGCCAGGTCGTCTTCTCCTCCCGCTCGGCGGCGATGAGCGCGTCCTTGTCGGCGCGGACGTCGTCGAGTTGGCGCCGGGTGACGAGCTGCCCGCGCAGGACCATGAGGACGATGAGGCCGACGAGTGCGACGGCCCCAAGGTCGGTCGGTCTGAATCCGAGGAGGTCGGTCATCGGCACCCTCCCTCACTGGTCAGGCGTCGGAGCGCGGGGTGTGGGGTGCCGCCCATCCGGCGACCCATGCCGCGGCGGCGGGGACGAGGGCGAGGACGAACGGCTCCAGCGCGTCGGGCATGCCGGAGATCAGGGACGGGTCGTTGGTGACGCCGCCGAGGACGGCCAGTCCGGCGAGGCTCGCCAGGTAGGCGAGCGCGGTGCTGGCCTTGACCTTCTTCTCGATGGGGGCAGAGGGAGATGCCATGTCAGGAACCCTTCTTCTCAAGCACGGTGACGCGATTCTCCAGAGCGGAGAGACGCTGTTCGGTGGTCTGCGTCGGCTTCGGGGCCGGGCCCGGCAGTGGGGCGGGGAGAGTGGTCGGCTTCGACCAGGAGGCCGGATGCGTCAGCCGCTCGGCGACGTCCTTGCGGAGCTGGGCCATGGTGAAGGTGAACTTGCCGCGGGTGCCGTAGCCCTCGACCGGTCCGGCCGGGTCGATCTTCCCCTCGACGCTGGTCTCCAGGTGGCCGGCGACCGAGCCCGAGCCCCAGTCGTGGTGCCTGCAGATCGCCGCGTTCCAGCGGACCCAGGTGTCGTACTGCGCCCGCGTGTACACGTCGCGGCCGTTGCCGAGGTTCTCCGTCTCGATGCCGTACAGCTGGTCGTTGCCGTCGACCGTGCTCGACTTGTCCTGCTTGGGCAGCGGCTTCTCTGCGGTGATCGCCGCCATGACGTTCGCGGCGGCCAGGCCCGCGTGGTTGGCGCGGTGGCAGGAGACCAGGACGGCGACGCCCGACTTGGGCAGGAACGTGTGGCAGAGCGGCGGCGGGAGGCTCGGCGCCCCGCCGGTGGTCACCGCCTTCAGCGAGTCGGACCCGGCCGTGTGGTGGTTGAGGACGCCGTGGACGGGGCCGAACGGCTTGCCGGTCGCGGAGTCGCGGCCGCGGGTGGTCCAGCCGTCGAACTCGGTGTACTTCACACCCTCGTCCTTGAGCGCTGCCCGCCATTCGGCAGGGGTCATCGGTGTGGCCATGCAGGTCTCCAGACGCGAAGAAGCCCCGGGCCGGTCGGCGCGGGGCGGGCGGCGTGGGGGATGGTCAGAGGGCAGGCGTGTACCGGCGGACGGTGAGTTGTCCGTAGTCCCGATCGACGGTGATCGACTGCCCGTCGGCGGCGGTGGACATGGCGTCGCCGCGCAGCACAACGACCATGCGGTGCCCGGCAGGCCAGCTGTCCGGAACCGTGTACACGGTGTCGGTGTACAGCGGCATGTGATGCCGCACCCGGTCCACGTTGTCGCCGCACCAGGAGCTGATCCGCGTCCACGGGCTGGCGCTTCCCTGCCCGTTGTCGCAGTCGTACTGCCACAGGTGGTAGCCGACCCCGACTACGTAGCCCGGCGAGGTGTCGTTGGTGACGCGGGCGCGGGCGGTGACGTCCAGGACGTCACCCGCCACGACAGGGACGACGGCCCGCAGGAGCGTCCGGTAGCCGAGTCCAGCAGACAGTCCGATCGGCAGCGAACTGGCAGGAACCTCGTCGGTGGCGTACAGCCCGGTGAGGGTGCAGCCTTCAAGAGACGTGATCACAGATAGACGCTCCTTACGATGCGGCTTCGTAGGTGATGGACCCGCGCACAATGTGTCCGGCGGCCAGCGTTGCGGGAGTGGTCGGCGTCATGTTCGACCCGGTTGCCGGGGTGGCCGACGTCGGGAAAGTGGCGTTCACCACGGACTGCCCCGCGCCGAGGGTGAGTTGCCCGATGTAGGTGGATCCGGCGGTGGCGCGGGCGCCGCCGATGGTGTCCACGCCAGCGTTGGCTGCGGCCGCCGGCATGCTGAAGCTGTAGGTTCCCGCCCCGTAGGTGGTGGTGCCGCCGGCGGTGAGGGTGAACCCGGCGATCACCGTGCGGCCGATTTTCAGGTACCTGCCGAGAAGAGTTCCGTTGTTCAGGACCGGGTTGGTGGTAGCCGCGGTCCATGCCGGGGTGTACGCCGTCCACGCCCCGAAGAAGGTGTTGAACTGATCGCGGATCTCCTGGTTCAGGAGCGCGGCGGTGACGACCTCGCCGACCACCCAGGTACGCGGGGCGAACGTCACTGTGCCTCCTCGATCGCGGGCGAGAGCGAGGATCGCCGGGCGCCGGCCAGTAGCCCGGCGGCAGCCGCGGACTCGGCGACCATGCCGTCCAGGACCGGATCCTCAGATGGCGGTGGCGGCCGGTCCCAACTCGGATCCTCGGGATGCCACCAGTTCCGTTCGTGCGGCAGCTGGTCAGCGACAGACGCCTCGGCTGCGGCAACGTCCTCGGGGAAAATGAGCCGGATCCAGCCGAGCCCGCACTCGGTGCATGCCATCCGCGGGTCGGACGGCGTCACCACCTGCGCCGACCCGCACGGGCAGTCGGCGACCCATCTGTTGTGATTGATTCGGGCGTAGGCCTGCTGGCCGAGGATGTAGCCGTCGGGCGGGACCAGGCGCCGCTGCTGGCGGTGCTCCGCCCACCGGAACACCCGCGCTGCTGGCGGGACCTGCGACCAGTCCTCGGGGTGGCGCGCGGGCGGCGGCAGATAGAAGGCTTCCGCCCGGATGACGGGGATGGACACGACGGCCCCTTTCAGTAGGCGAGCCGGGTCGTGGACCCAAGGACGGCATAGGTCGCGTCGTCCAGGACCCAGACGCTGTCGGTGACCGACGCCGAGGTGTGGAACTGGATGACGTGCGACCGGTCCTTGAGCGTCTCGGTGTAGCCCTCGACGGTGGCGCGGACGGACGACGCCGGCGCCTGCGCGGGCATCGAGGTGACGGTGAAGTAGCTGGAGACGTCGGCGTCGAGGATGTCGAGGTAGGCGGCCAGGGTGTACGCCTCGACGACCACCTCGCGCATCTCGGGCATGGGGTTGGCGTAGCGGGACACCAGCCAGTACGCCGCGTCGAGCACGCTGTTGTCGGAGGTCTTGATGACGTCGAGCTGCTGCGGATACTCGCCGAACGCCAGGACTGACGAGGGCGCGGTGACCTTCTGCGTGGCGCCGCCGGGCCGCGAGGCCTCGACGGAGTTGATCAGCTTCTGGTCGTCGTCCGCGTAGTTGCTGCCCGGCTCCAGATCGGCGTAGGCGATCGTGAAAACTTCCGTGCTCGGGTCGGGGTTGTAGCGCAGGTCGCGGGACTGATAGGCGAGCCCGTAGAAGTCACGCTCGGCGTAGAGCTTGCCCGACTCGGTGGACTCGACCTCCCGCATGCGCGCGACGACGCCGGTGCCGCCGGGCCCCTGTGAGGCGATCGCGTCGTGTGTGGTGCCCAGGATCGTCACCGACGGGATGCCGGCATAGCGGGCCAGCCGCTGCATCCGAACGTCCGCGTCCTCGCCAGAGAAGCCCGAGGTCGCGGCCTGGTAGTGGGACGGTGAGATGGTCGCGCCGATGCTGCCGGTGACCGAGGTGACCGCGACGTGGGCGATCTGCCCGGAGAACAGCCGGGCCCCGCGATATCCGCCGATGTGCATCGTGCGCAGGCCGAACATGTCGACCACGCTGCTCGTGAAACTGGAGGCGACGCCGTCCACGTAGAGCTGCTTGGTGGGGTAGCCGTCGTGCACGACGTGATGCCAGGCCCCGTCGTTCAAGGCGGCCCCACCCGAGGCGTAGACGGTGAGCGTGCCACCACTGTCGGTGTGCTCGATGGTGAGGACACCGCTGGCATTCAGGGCGTAGACGATCTGGTGATCGAGGCCCGGCTCGAACATCCCCAGGATCGCGCGCGACACCGTCGTCGTCTTGATCCAGAACTCGACGGTCTGCCAGTACGTCGTCGAGTCGGCCGCGAACTGGGCGCCCAAGTCGCCCGTCAAGTACTTGCCCGCGCTGGCGCTGGCAGGGGTGAACGTGACCGAGCTATCGCCCGTGTCCGCGAGCCCGTCCGTGCCGAACTCCAGCGTTCCGCCGGCGCCGACCTGGGTGACGGCGAGCGCCCCGCTTCCTCGCCCGGACAGGTCGCCAGCCGCCGTCGAGCCGGACGGCTCGGTGAGCGGGTAGTACGCGGACACGAAGTCCGTGACGCCCGGCACGTCCTGCGTGAGGATCTCGCAGGCGAGCATGCTCTTGAGGACGGGCAGTCGGTTGAGCCGCTTGAACAGATCGGTGCACGAGATCCGCACCGTGGAGAGCAGGCCTTCCCACTCGATGGGCCATTCGTTGACCATGCCGTAGAAGCGGGGCCGGACCTCGGCGCCGATCAGCTTCCACTCGATGTAGTCGGCCGTGCCGCCCGTGCGGGTGGTCGGGAAATCGACGGCGTGAGTCTGCGAGGTGACCCACGCAGGGGTGGCCAGGGTTCGGCGGGTCGTCCACTCCCAGCCGTCGCCGGATGTCTCCCAGTACACGGTCCCGCCGGACTCCCGCACCCGCAGCCACGCGTGGTCGATCGCGCTGTACGTGAGGTTGGTCGGGGCCCCGTCGGCGAACCCGGTCTGCGACTGAGCACTGATCACACCGGTGCCCGCGTCGTAGCGCCAGCCGATGCGCGTACCCGAGGTGGTCGAGGTGACCCACATCGAGGCCGCGCAGTTGCTGCTTCCGTTGAGCGCGGGCACCGCGGCGAGCTTCGCCGTCAGCTTGCTACCCACCAGATTCCAGGTGCGGGCGCTGGTGAAGTTGGTGTCGACGCCGGGAGCCATGGGAATGCGCAGTCGGCTGTCGCTGGTCTCGATGGCGGGGCCGGTGTTCGTCGTCCACAGGGTGGAGTCGACGCGCTGGTCGTCGAACGCGTCGCCCAGCATGGCCATCGGGTACGGCGCCGACCCGGACCGCGTGGGCATCACGGCCTGCGAGATCCGGATCGGGGCGTTGCGCCGCACGAACGGGTAGTACGGCGAGCTGCTGTTGCCCGGCGTGAACCGTCCGTCCTGGTTGTCGAGGCTCAGCGTCGCCGTGCCGGCCTGCGTCTCGGAGCGCTCGTCGGAGGCGCCCCGGGCGATGACGACTCCGATCGTGTCGTCGGAGTAGGGGCTGATGTCCGTCCAGGTGATGGTGGACGGCAGCTGTACGAGACCGCCCCAGCCCACCTCTACGAGCACGGGCATGTGCTCACCCCCCGAGGTTGAGTCGCACGGTCGCGCCCTGCGCGCGGCCGAACTGCAGAAGGACACGCTGGATTTCGCGGCCGACGGCGACCGGGTCCATCGCCTGCTCGATGCGAACGTTGACGACCATGCCGCCGCCGCCGACGCCCGGTGCGGCAGGCCGTCCGAGGACGGGCCGGGTTCCGGCGACCCGGCCGGCCACCACACCGAGTGCTCGGTCGAGGTGGGGGACCGCGTCGACCAGGCCGTGGGCGAGCCCCTTCGTGGAGAAGCGGCCGAGCTCCGCCATCACGGTGCTGGGGCTCTTGATGCCGAGCGCCTTCTTGATCGCCTTCTGCATGCCCTTGGCGATGGACATCATCAGTTTCTCGATGTCCTTCTGCTGGCCCTCCAGTCCCTTCAAGAAGCCCCGGCCAGCGTTCTTACCCGAGTCGTACATCCGGTCGGCGCCGACCTGCCCGAGGGTCGCCGTCGATTTGTTCAGCTGCGTTTCCAGCGAGTTGATCGAGTTGAAGGTGTTCTTATCCGCGCCGACCAGGGCCGAGGCGTAGGCGTAGCCGGCCTCCGGGCCCATGTTGAGGATCTGGTGCAGGAGGCTCTTGTTGAGCCCCTTCTTGGCCAGCATGTCGATGTACTTCGTGAACTGCTTGATCTGCGCCAACTTGCTGGCCAGGCCGCCCTTGATGCCGCCCGCGGTGACCTGGTCCGGCTCCATGCCGAGATTGGACAGACCCGCGCCCTCGCGTGCGTTCTTCGTGACGTCACTCGCGAAGGCCTTCGCCTCGGCGATCTTCTTGACCAGGGCGTCGCGCTTCTTCGCCGCGGTCAGGAGCTTGTTGGTCTCCCGGTGGACGTAGGCCACCAGGCGGTTGTCCTTGCTGCCGGTGAACGCCGCCCAGATGTCCTTGGCCAGCGCCTTCGACGTCGCCTTGATCTTGTCCTGCGAGCCCGTGAGCCCGACGATCAGTCCCTTGCCGATGTCTGCCGCCAGCGCCTTCGTTTTCTTCGACGGGGAGGCGATCTGCAGCTCGGCCTTGATACCGGTGACGACGGCGGCCGCCATGGAGCGGGCGGCCGAGTCGACCCTGGACGTGGAGCCGGCCATGCCGGACATGAGGCCCTGCGCCACAGCGGCACCGGCGCCGGGCATGCCGCGGCCGCCGCCGAGGCTGTCGGCATTGATGGCCTCAATGAGACTGCGGTGCTTCGCTGTAGAGCGAGCGTTGATCATGTACTCGCCGTTGGACGCCATGATCGGGATGCTGTCCGAGGTGCCGGTTCCCGGGCCGCTGATCGGGCCGCCGCCGGGGAATCCGACCGGGCCGCCGCTCGCGTAGTTGCCGCCCTCGTGGAAGACCGTGCCCGCGTTCGAGGTCTTCGTCTGCATGACGATGTAGGTGACGGCGGTCTTCCCGTCGATCTCGTTCAGGCGCCGTTGGGCGCGCGAGACTTCGTAGAGCAGGTTGGAGATGTCGCCCTTGACGGCCGCCTTCTTCGAGGCCGGCACCGTCGAGAGCTTCTTCTTCGCCGCGGTGACCTTCGCCTCAAGGTCCTCGATGTTCCCCTTCAGCCGGGCAGTCTTGTCCGGCGTCCGGAGAATCTGATCCGCGAGCGCTTTCGCCTGGCTCTTCGTCAGACCCATGGCCTGGGCCGACTCGATGAGCTTCTCGCGGCCGCGGGCGTAGACCCGGTTGGCGGCCTCCCACGATCCGGTGGACTGCCGGGTCTGTGCCGCGGCTTCGTCGGTTTTCGCGGCCAGGTCGTTCAGCGCGGTCGCGGCCGCCTGCGCCTTCGGCGAGTTGAGGTCCAGCTCGCCGTTGATCATGTGGAGAGCGCCGTGGTTCTCCTTGGCCGCCTTCGCCGCAGCGTCGATGCTCGCCTCGAACCCGATCATCCCGCCGATGCCGGCGCGCTGCGCGTCATTGAGCGCCTGGATCGACTGCCGCAGACCGTCGGCACTCTGCTTCTGCGCGGCGAGAGCGGCCTGCGCCGACTGTGCCTGCTTGCCGAAGAGGCCCTGCGCCTCGGCCGCCAGGTCCTGCTCGAACTTGGCGTCGGCCAATGCCGACTTGTACGAGCTGAGCCTGCGCGTGAAGTCCGTGACGTCGTGGCCGCCCTTGCCGTACTGGGCCGACATCCGCTTCAGCGCCACTGCCGCCAGGTCCGCCTTGCCGCCACGCACCAGGGTGGTCAGACCCTTGTCGATCGCGTCCAGCTTCTCCTTCGCCTCGTTGTGAGGCGTGGAGTCCGCCATGCCCAGCGAGAACACCTTGACCAGGCCCTGCTGAACCTTGTCGGTGGTGCTCGCATCAGTGATGTTCCGGATGCCGTCGTACAAGCCGCCGAGGTCTTTGCCGAAGACCCGCGCGGCCTCGCCGGTCGCCTTGCCCGTGCGGGCGAGATTGCCCAGCGAGGTGGTCAGCTTGTCGACGTCCGGAGGCGCCGCCTTCCCGACCTTCGACAACTGGATCATCGCCACCGTGAACAGGCCGATACCGACGGCCGCCAGGTTGAGCTTGGCCTGAGTCGACAGCGTCCCGGCCGCCCTGCGCAGCGACCCCATCGTGGTGGCCGATCCCAGGGCCGCCGTTCCCATACCGCGGATCGCCGTCGCTGCCGCGTCAAAACCGCCCACCAGCAGCTGGATTCCGGAGCCTGCCAGCTTCACCGCACGGATCGCGACGGCTGTCTGCATGAGCACCGTGACGAATCCCGGCGGCAGCGACGCGACCAGCGAGGCCGCGGCGTTCGCGAGCTGGAGCACGCCCACGCCCACACCGGATGCCGCCTGCAGCAGGTTGAGCGCCGCGGAGGCGACGTTCTTCAGCGTCTCCGCCAGGAGCGGGCCCTGGGCACGCGCGTAGTCCATGAACTCGGACAGGGCTCCGCCGACCTTGCCCGTGTCGAGGGTGCGCATCAGGTGCACGAGTCCGTCGTTCGCTCGCCGCAGCGAGCCCGTCGCGAAGTCTGCGAACTTCTTCGAGAGCCCGTCGAGGGCCGGGCTCATCATGCCGCCGGCCACCGTCGTCATGAAGCGGTCCAGCTCGGTGGATGCCCCCTTCACCAGCGGGGTCAACTTCGGCAGCATCGCCGAGGCGACCGCCAGGCCCTTGGTGAAGACGGGCATCGTGTCCTTGGCCAGACCGTCCGACCAGGCCGCGTACTGCTTCTTCAACGTCGACAGGCCGGCCGCCGCCTCGCGGGTGGCGGCCGGCATCTTCTGGATCTGCTGCTGGAACTCGGCCTGCGCCGTGATCGCAGCCTCGGACGTCGCGCCCGACTTGGCGACAGCATCCTCGTACTTCTTCTGCGCTTCGCTCGCATCGGACAGTGCGCCGATCTGCGGGATCACGGCTGCGCCGAAAGCCGCGACCGCAACGGCTGCCGCACCGGCCTGAGCGGCGAGCGGTGCCAGCGCGGCCGCGGCCGGGATCGCACCGCTGGCGAGCAGGAGCTTCTTGTGCAGGTCGCCCGCCGAGTCGCCCGCCCTGTCGAGAACGCGGCTCAGCCGGTCGCGGCCCTCCAGCGTGAACGTCAGGTGCGTGCCGGCCATCACTCACCTCCAGTTGCTTGGGCCTGCGCGGCCACGTGTCGGTCGACCCAGACGACGGCCTGGAGGAACCGGGCGCGTGGCATCGCTTCGAGCTCGGCGGGGCCGATGTGCAGGAGGTGGGCGATCAGGGGCCAGTACTCGTCGAGGAGGGCTCCGATGCGGCGTCCGGCGAGGGGACCGGCGCCGGCGCCAGGGGAGTGGCGGCGGCCGGGCCTTTTGGGGCCAGCTCGGCGAGCGCCTTGTCGACGTCGGCCTCGTCGTGCGCCATGACCCGAATGAAGCCCGTCATCCGCTCGACGGCCTCGTCCGTCGACTCGGGACTCTTCAGCAGGGCCTCGGCCATGTCGAGGATCTCCGGGTACTCCAGCCGGGCCTTGGTCCGCCGCTTCCACCCAGGCAGGTCGAAGTCGGTGAACCGGAGCGTGGGCTGCTGCCGCTTGCGGAACACCCACAGCACGGCGCGCATCGCGGTCGGCGCCTGCTGCCGCAGCGCGCTGTCGACGTCGTCCCAGTCCAGGCCGGTGGCGGACTCGATGACGGACGACTCGATCGCGGACAGGTCGTCGGTCGAGACCTCGTCGACGGTGCCGTCTTCGTGGCGGTAGGAAACGATCACGGGTTGCTCCTGGTTATTCGAGGCGACGGCGGACGTCGTCGAGGACACGGGCGGCTTCGCGTTCCATGCGGGGGCGGCCCTTGCGCACGGTGTTGTCCCACCACAGGGGGGTGGCGTTCTGCTGCACCCAGCGCCTGCGGTTGCCGTAGACGGGGTGGCGGATGCGGCCGGTGTTGAGGGCGCCCGGCATCTTGTGCAGGTCAGGTGGCAGGCGGGCCTTGTCGACCCAGACGCGGGCGCCGGGGTTGCCCGACGTGCGGACGCTGATCCGGATCGCCTCGGCGATCGTGGCCCGCAGCGGGCGGGTCGTCGGGGACGGGCCGCCCGGCCGGCCGCGGCGCCCCTGCGAGCTGATGTCCAGCCCGCGGATCGCGGACTGCAGCTCGTCCCGCAGGGGCTCGGCGGCGTGGCGTAGGCGGCGCTGCATAGAGGCGCGGATGTTCTCGTGACCGGCAGCCCGAAGTCGGCGCTGCAGTTCGATCAGGCTGCCGGTGTTGGTGATGCGGATGTCGGAGACCACGACGTCACCTCACAGCGTGACGTCCGTGGACATGTACTCGATCTTCACCGGGTTCGTTCCGTCGTACAGGG